ACAGTAATATCTAGTCCACCATACATACCAATCAATAGGTCTGCAAAGTTACCAAAGTAGAAGTCACCACTTGTTACTTGATTACTTCTGACAACATTATAGCCATTCATGCTATTGTCAGGAGAAACAACAAACTGAGCAGTACCAGTAGCCTTTTCAGTTGTTTTTAAAGTACCAAAGTCAGCAGGTCTACAGATATATGCTAAAGAACCTGTTAAAGCATTATCGTTTGCAACTGAGGACTCCATCGCTACGATCTCAGCCCATGTTGGGTTTGCAGCAGCAAATGTAGTAGTGTTAATACCTGAAGTATTAGCAATACCTGTTGGTTGACCACTTGAACCTGAACCAGCTAAAGCACCTAAGTCAATTGCAGTAGCGATTGATTTTGTTAGGTCATCTCTGATTAAGTTCTCAACATCTAAAGAAGATTGTTGTAATAACAGTCTTGTTACATCAGTAAAAGCACCAATGACTTTAGGAGACATAGTTACTGAACCAGCAGTAAACTCAGACTCAGCAGCAGCACTTCCTTCTGTTGCAATCCATCCAGCAGATGCACCAGCAGTTTTCTTAGGAATTACAACATTACCTTGTAATCCTCTAAGCATAGTAGCACCAGCTTGCATTACTGATGACTCATTTCTAAGTACATCAATAAAGTCATTTCCTCTGTAATCTTCAGCTACTAGAGTTGAATCATCAGATGTGTTTAGGTCTCTTTTACCCCAGCTTCTTAGCACTTCAGCAGGAAGCATAATGCCTTGTGCATCTTTACCATACTGTCTAGCAGCTTCAGCAGAACATTCAAATTCAAATGCTGCATCAGCTTGTGCTTTTCTGTCAGAAGGATTAGCCATAGCTCTAATTGCTTTAACTAGACTAAATTCTCTTACTTCTTCTTTGCTCATACCGATTTCTGAAGGAGTTTCTAAAGGAGTGTTGTTAGAAATATTTTCTAATAATACACCTCTGAATTCTTCAACAGATACGCCATCAGCGATTGCTTTGTCAGCTAAATCTCTTTTATTGTGTCTAGCTGCTAAATCTATAATCTCTTTTGAGTTTCTTTTAAATTCAGCTTTAGCTTCATCAATAGTCTGAGTTCTAACTTCATCAAGATTAATATCTTGTTTCTTTTCGTTTTCCATTATTCTCACCCTTGTGTTATTTATTTGTTTTTCTTTAGAACGACCAACACCAACAAGTCTTGACTGGTCAGCAGGGACTGATACAGAAGAAACTTCCATAGGAGTCCATTGAGCTTTGTAGTAAGTCTCATCATTGTCTTGATATCGTTCCAGTTTATCAATTCTGTAACCAACTGAAATGTTCATGCGTATACCATCAGTTACATCTTCAAATACTTCACGAGCTAAAGCAGATTTTCCAAATCTAACTACAGCAGTTGTCCTTTTTGCTGTCTCATCTAATTTGAATTCTTCAATCACACCAATTTGCTTAGTCATATCATGGTCAAGCAGTAATGGTGCTCTGCCTGAATTTATAAACTCCATATTTATATCATCAGCAGAATGTCCTAGCACTTCCATGCCAAAACTACGTTCTACAGGTTCTTCACTAGAAACACCTACGCGAACTATTCTCTTTTCTTCATCAAAATAAGAATGTTTAGATAAATCAATAGTTCTATATTTCATAGGCATATCAATTACTTTTCTTTCCTCATCTGATTCAGTCATAGATACTTCTTCGGTTGTCTCTAATTCTTCACCTTCATGTTCTACATCCTCATGTTTCTCAAACTCAACAATAACAGTATTGTCAGTCTCAGTAACATTAAGGATATGTCTATCTTCTTTATTCATAGATTTCTCCTCTTCATTTGTTAATAAAGGATGTTTTTCCAATTCATTAGAATTGAAATCGTTAAAATCCCTAATGGGATTAATTTTTGTTAAAGTGCTGAATTTATGTCCCACTTCAGTATCAGTAGGCTCACCACTTCTATAAACTTGTATTAATGCAGCAGGGTCATCTTCAGTTCCAGTAATAGTTAATTCACTATTAGGAATATTGATTTTCCCATCTCTTTCAATCTTAATTATTTTTCCTCTAGCTCTTCCACCTGCACTATCCCAACTTACAAAATCGCCTAGTTTAAGTGCATCAGGCATAGCTCTATCTTCTTCTTTTTTCATTTGTTCTACCAATCTTTTTGACCAACTAAATCCAGCATCACCACCCCATAATGCCCATGCTATTCTTCCATTAGATGGATAACCTTCTTCACCTTGTTTAAAGCCTTTGCCTTTTTTATCTACTTCATGTCTTGAGAAGAAGCTATACATTCTTTTTACAGTATCATCAGATAAGTTTTCACCAGCTACTATTTGTCTTGCTCTTACAGCTCCAACCCTAGTGCCACCTCTACCATGTTCTTCACGCCAGTCTAAACCTCTTTGAGCTTCAGTTTTCATACCATCATTAGGCTTAGGCATCTTCTTCCTCATCTCCACCCTGTATCTTTGCTTCTACAGGTAGCTTTTGACCAAATGGTTGATAGGCTAGTTCAATATCATATTGTTTAGCTAGTTCTATTTCTTTTTGATGCTGTTCAAATAACTCTTCAGTATCTCTTCCATAAGATGCAGAAATATCAGAATAGGTAAGTGTTCCATTTTGCAAACCAATAACATTAGCCTGCATTTCTTTTAGTGGGTCAATCCAAGCAAAACTTCTTGGTATGTAGTTAATTGACCTTGCGAATTTATCATATTTACCCATAGGTAAATTAATATACCCAGTTGAGATAGACATCTCTAACCATGATTGGAATACTGGATTTACAAAATGCTCAATTACAAATTGTTGATATATCTGATACATACTTCTATCTTCTAAAGCACCTTGTCTGATACTTGAATAATTTACTGAAGTTAAATCATTAGATAATGAGTGATAAGAAATGTTTAAACCTGATGCAATACTTCTTAATACACTAGTTGTAAATGACTCAAAAGCAGATGTTGGGTGGGTTGGGTCAAAGCTCTTGAAGTCCATACCTTGAGGTAATTGTTCAAATACTCCAGCCTGTGCGTTCATTGTTGGATTAAATGTATCTTCATAAGCACCATCACCAACATAACCATCACCATCAGGCGAAGTAAAGAAACCCATTTTAGATGCACCAACTCTAGCTGCAACTATTTCTGCTTCTAAATAACCATTTAACATTTTCACATTAGCCATTGCTGTAGCAACCAAAGAAACACCTCTAGTTTGTTCTGCCCTAGAAGGTAGGTAAGCATGGATAATCTCATCAGCAGGAACTCTAATGTGTTGAGCTTGAGCTAAATAATTTCTGTCATATGGATGGTCTTTATATAAATGATAAGCAACTGGTCTGTCATACTTATCTACTTCAACACCCATTTTAATTTTGTTTCCAGTAGCTTTGTAAATGTCATTCTTGTTTTCATCTAAATGGTCAGCTTCTAAAAACTGTAATTCAAAACCAAAAGGTGAATTAGTGTTTTTTATTTTCCTGATTAGTACTTCACCATCTCTACATAAAGATTCAACAAATATTTTTTGGCAATCTAAGAATGATAATCTGCCATTAGTTGTACAGTTACCAACTTGACCCCATTCCTTCCAAGCACGTTCAATCAGCAGGTTAGCTCCAATATCTAAAGAACCATTATCGTTCCTAGATTTGGAGCTCACTCTTATGCCATGCTTACCGATAACATTAGATACCATCAGGTTAAGGTATCGTGCTATATAGCTATCGTTTCTTGCAAGTTCTCTAGCTCTATCTCTTAATATTCTTATGTTATCTTTTATTTCAGCATCAGCACTTGTTGAGCTTGTTACAAAATCTGCGAACAATCTACCAGTGTTAGCACCAGTATAGCTTCTTCTATATGCTTGTCTTTTTTTCTTCTTAGGCTCATTTACGCCTAATATCCTGTTATACCATGCCATTATGTGTAGCTCTTGGGTGTTGAGCCAGTAGCACTACCAAAATTAACCTTAATGGTATTGCCTGACCCTCTGTTGTTTTTAATTCTCTGTATTTTAACTTCTTTTAGGTATTCAGCCTTGTATCTATCTCTAAAAGTCATTAGTTCATCTATAGACATTCTTGATAATGACCTTCCAGCTATAGACATAGATGATTGGTCAATATTTGCCCTGTTCTCAATTACAGCTTCTATGCTATCTAAAACAATCTTTGCATGACTTCTAACTGAAGCAGTTGTAGTTGCGTAATTATCCTGAACTTCTACAAATCCCTCTTCTAGCTTAACTCTTGCAGAGTCAGAGCTTCTAGTCATATAAGAAACCCAGTTGTAATTGCCTTTTGTGTATGAAGCAGTGTTGTTTGCTTCAATAATATAGGTATCGTTTGATTCAGTTGCAGTTAATGTGAAATTAGAAGCTGTAGCACCATCAACTAAATTGAACTCATAGGATAATGAGTAAGATGCTATTGGATAATCTTCTGATAAATCGTCTCTTTTCCATGCCCAAAAATCTCCCAACTGAAGCTCAGTAGGAACTTGGGATGGATAATTTGTTGAATCAAATTTGTTGCTCAAGCAAAAACCTCATAAATGTTTTAGATATATCTATATCTAACACTAAAGTGCAATAGGTTATTGTCAATATCAAAAGGGCAAAAAATAAAAAAGGCTCAATTAAGAGCCTTAGAGGTTTTGGGTGGGATTATTAAAATTCTACATCTCCTATGACAGATTCTACATATTCTTCTTTCTCAGAAATCATTAAAGCATGTATAGCTGTTTCAATGGTTTCAATTTGATTGTTTATATATTTTCTTTCTTGTAAATCTGCAACAACACTCAAATTACTTAATTCTCTTTGCAAATTAAATTTTTGTAAATCTAAATTATTTACTATGTGCTCTATTTCTGTATTTGTAAGTTTTACTATGTTCATGTTTGACTCCTTTTTGTTTAACATAAGCATATTATACACATATAAATATATAAATGTATATAAAATAAGTAAAAAAAGTGCAATTATTTCCAAGAAGTAGCGAAATTTCCTCTATTTATGCCTTTTTGTGGTCTATTTTGTGTTTTTTCTCTTGGTTTTGACTCTTGGGTAAGTATTTTGTTCTCAATAGAATCATAGTTAGGATTCAAGATGTAAATAGCAGCAAAGTTATACACCAACGTATCTAATGCTTCATTTCTTGGTCTAATTTGCTTCCAAGCAAGTGTTTTTCTTCCTCTAACAAACTTAGTGATTCTTTTCTCACTTGTAAGTTGCTTAAAGTACTCTTCATCTAAGTCTGAGCAAAAATGCAGTGTAGTTGTATCAGGTTCAGTAGATAATCTAGCAAATATAGCTTCTTTAGCACTATCAGAACCAACACCATATAGAACAGCTTTGTTTTTACCAACAAATGTAGGTCTATTTGCTATTGGCTTACCTGCTGTTGATAAACCTTTGATTGCAAAGATTCTTCTTGACTGTCTTGGTTTAGTAAACTGATAAACCATATTGGTATGATGTCCACCTGAGTCAATAGTGCAACATGATATAGGTATCAATCTATCAGATTCAGTTTTAAATCTTTTCTTTAGGTAAGCATCTAAGT